GGAGTTTCAAGTCTTCGACTTTGAAATCTTTTATTTCTGTTTTGGATTCTGCTTTAGTTTCTGTTTTCTGTTCTGGAACAGGATTACTCTCTGCGGGTTTGTTCTCCACTGGAGGAGTAATATCCCCTGATTTGTCAAATAGTTTGTCAGATACCGCTTGTTCATTTATTGCTGGATCTTGGTTAGCGACTAGTGTCTCACTCATAGTAATAGCTCCCTTTATTGTTGGTCATTCTCTTGGATCATTTTAATGAACGCTGCTTTATCGGCGTTAGTAATCTCTGCCATGAGAAAATGACCAACATCTTGTCGGCCTGAATGATAGTAGGTCATGTGTGGATTGTTCACGTCGCAAACACTGGCATACGCTCTACAGTGACTCATGAGTCTCCATAGAAATCTTCTACCAAAACCTGCTTCTAAAATCTTTCGAAGATCGGAGAGTTCGTCTTCTCTGTTAAATTTTATTTTCGCTTCAGCTTCTTTAACTTGTTCTGGATCACCCGCGTTCTTAACGTATGACTTCATTATGCAAGTCTCCCAGCTTCAGCTTGGTCTATTAATCTATTTAACGCTGTATCCCCGTCCATCTTTGTAGATGATAACTGATTTGCAGCCTGAGTCATTTGCTGCATTTGTTGCATTTGTTGTTGCTGGGCCACTGCATTTTGCTCTGCCTGACGTAACTCGTTAGCTTCTTCTTCAGTTCTTATGATACCTGGAGGCATGGAAACGTAGTCACCATACACTTCAACTAATTTGTCTGCATTAACTCTATGTCTAATTTCTGGAGCAGCTTGCATTAAATTGCCAACGTATCCAGTAAATCTTTCAATTGATCCAATTGAAATTAACTTCTGTGCTTGTGCCATAATTGAAACGTATTCAACTTTCAAGTCTTGGCCATCTAACTCAGGAGGAGGTTCTGGAAACTCGCCTCTACTTTGTAGAATAGAAAATGCGTTATCAATTAGTGGATCTAATAAATCTTGGTTTAATTGTTCTAACACAGGGCCTAAAGCGAGAAGTTTTTCTTCATGACGCTCTTCGATCTCTCGCGCAGTGATTTGTCTTCTATCAGAACTTGCAAGCATTAAGAATAAATCTTCATAGAATGCTCTGCGAATTCTATCTCGAACTTGGTCTTGTTTGCCTTCAAGTGCTGAGATGTTGAAGTTAATCTCGTGCGCTGGACGGAATCCTTGCATTCCATCACGAACGTCAACATAAGTAACGTCGCCTGGAAGTATTGACGCCTTCTGATTTTTTAAACTAACAGGTGCAATCATCGGAGGTTTAACCATTTTCTCAATTGCTTGTGCAGACATTTTCTCGCCTACTTGCAATTGTTTAATGTCTCCGATCCCTACCATACCTGGGCAATCTGTTCCATAAGCATCTTCGCCAGTTACTTCCCAACGAGGTGCCATAACAGGGAAGAAATCAAAACCGCTTTGGCCAAGAAATCTATTCTCGTCTGCGGCTTCAAGGTAGTTTAATCCAGCACTGGTTACACCGCGTTCATAATAAACTGATGCATATTTTTTAAACTTAGCTAATGGATTATTTGGTTTATACATTTCATTCGGGAATATTGCATGGCACACTTCGACCCATGCTTCTGTTTGTCCTGCTTCATATAATGATTTAATTGTAGATGATAAATTATCCCATTTAATCTTAGTTGGGTTCATTGGATCTTTGCCAAACTTCTCAATAACTTGTCGAACTGTCATCCTGAATTCACGGTAGAACGTGTCTACTCTTAGCTTATCGTTTACTGATATCGAATAACTTCCAATCGGATATGGAGTAAAATGCAGAATATTATTTGCATCTTCTTCAATGCTAATTGCCGCAGTCCCAAACACTCCGATGTCACCATATAGGATAGGCAATACGTTATACAGATTACTACGCAAGAACACCGTAGACATACGTCTATCTACAAGCTCTAAGTATTGTTTCACTGGAGCATAATCTGCGAGGTCTGGATCTGGAGTAGTTAATTTAAACCAAGGGCGAGCAGGTGACGTAATCCCTGACATCATACCTGATCTTAAGGTTCTCACTGCCATAGTGGCGGTCGAGTCTATTATCTTTAGATTGCGCCTGTCGCCTTGGTTTGTATCGTTCGTAAAGAATCTAGCTCTACGAGGTAGTATAAAATCATTTAAGTCTCTCCACTGTGGGAGGAACGACGAACGCTCCAGCATTAACTGAGAGCGCGTATTTTCTAGGAATCTCTTCCTTGATAACATCATGTTAACTTCCTAATAATGTTTTTTGTGCTGAAGGTGCTTCTTCTGTAACACCTAACGGTGACGTTAATATTGTCCCTTGTCTTCCCGCTGATTTTGCTCTATTGGAACGTTGTCTTCTTCGAAGCGCATCCTTCCCTTCACTTGCCGCTTCCACTGCTACTGACTCTCTTTCATTTTCTAATTGCTTTTGTTCTATATCTTTAATCGCTCTTTCTTGTTGCATCGTCTGCATTTCCATATCGGCTTTTTGTTTTCTTCCTGCCTTAGCCGTTGGTCTATCTACGGTTTCTCTTCCAGTTATTGCTCCAGCGGTTCCTCCTACTGCGGCACCCATAGGGCCACCCATAAGAAATCCCATTGCTGCACCTGACAATGCTCCTGATACTGCTCCGCTATTTTTACCACCCATGGCAAGCTCTCCTTTATTTCAAGCGTTTAGTATAATTAGTTTCCATTAAGTCATATCCGTGACGTACCAGTGCTTTACTGTAATCTCGTTTCGGTGTAACTGAATGAACTACTACGTCAATGTTAATTGATTTCAATTCGTTTTCACAATAGGAAATAAACTCTTGACCGTGACCACGATACTGTGGGTCAAGATAAATTACATCATTATGCGCCCATATCTCATTCTTATGGTGAATGTGGTTTGTTAATATATATGCAGAGTAACCAACAATCTTGTTATTAATATTCGCCGAGTATAATTTGTACATACCAGAATTTTCCATTTTGAAATACATGGAATGATCTACTTCAAGTGGGGAGTCTGGATATACCCACACTTCCTTGTGATGCTTAAGTATCATTGGAGTTATTTCTTCGATGACTTCTGAGTACAAACAGTTTCTAAATTCCATGTTAATTATTTTCACCCCAATGCCTATTAGTGTCAAACGGGTCGTAATCTGATTTAAAATTGTTATCGGATAAAATAGGAATTTCTGGATTCTTTGCTGGCATTTCTGGGAATGCAAATGTGAGTGCAAGTGCGTCAGCATAGTCTGGAGAGCGACCAAGTTTTTCTTTGATCTGATCCTTCTCTTCTAGGTAAAACTTTCCACTCTTAAATGTATATGTTGGAGCAGTTAACTCCGCTATCAATTCAGGTATATCAGGGATTGACCCACCACGCTTGATCCATTCGCACATCTCAAACCACATCTCACTACGTTTATTGAAGTATCTTGGATCGGTAGCTTTTCCTGCGAAATGGATCCCAACTGGAGAGGCACCCGCTTGGATCATGGAGTCAATTACTCCAGAACCAAAACCTCCAGTATCATCAACGAATTCCATCTCGCTACCCCATTTGTATTTTGCCATCATAGCTCTTGATGCAATCTCGTTTGATCTAGCGTTTCTCATCTCTACTGGTTTAAATGCACGCAGTCCTTGACGTGGGAATATTACTGTTCTGTCATCTCCAAAGCGTGCGCAGTCTATACCTAATCTTTTCTGTGAATTTGCAAACTGATCTTCTTTTAGACCACGAGTAACCGCTGCTCGAACTTCATCAGGCCCAATTAAAGAGTTGATGGAAGCTGGAGGGAACTTACCATAAACGTTTACTAGAACCCATGGATCATCTTTACCATATTTTTCAATCTGTTCTTTTGCCCATTGAATAGACACACGAGTTGAACGCTTAGGATCATCGGGATCAGAGGAGATCTCGATTACTTTCCATAGATGCGCTTCTTTTGTGCACGCTCTGTATAATGGCCCTTCTAAATGTGTAGGGTTACCAGCTTGAAGTATTTTACATTCAATACCAGAAGCAAGTGCACCTTCTGCCGCTGCCATAACTGCGTCTGGGATACCGCCTGATTCATCAAGAACGAATAGGATATAGTCAGCATGTAGACCTGCGAGAGAGTTAGCTTGTTGCTCTTTTGAAGCTGATTTACTCCACTGCCTTGCAGATATGAACCATGTGTCTGGGAATTGTTTTGCGAATATTTTGGTTTTAGTTACTTCGAACAGTTCTTGTAGTAATGGTGATCTTTGTTGCCACTTACTTAATTCTGCCCATAGACCGTCACTTAAGTTGTCGCCTGTGACTGAAGTCACTGCAATCTTTGGATGTGGTCTGGTTAATAAGAAGTTCCATATACACCATGCAAGGATTGTAGATTTACCTACCCCTTTAGATGCCTTCATAGCAATACGCTGATTCTTTGCGAATAACATGAGTGCATCTTTCTGCCACTCGTCTGGTTCTGCATTGAATTGTTCTTTGACAAAAGAAACTGGGTTCTCTCGCCACTCTTTGAACTTAGCGTATAGTTTTTTCAATGATTATATTACCGTATGATAAATTATTTATCACTAGTATCACGCTCGATTTTCTTAACGTCAATTACTGGTTTGTTTTTATCGGGTGGTTCTATAGAACCAAGGACTAGTTTTTCTAGATCAATTTTACCAGACATTTCTACGTGCTGAGTATCTTTCCATTGTGCTCGACATTTAAGCCAGAACATTGTCATCGCTGGGTTCTTGCCGTCAGTGGCCATTGCAAAAGCGGTCTCGGTTACTTGTTTGTGTGCGGCAGAGACTCCCATGTTCATTACTGCTTCTAGTTCTGGGTTCTCTTTAATGCGTAATTCTAGTGTGTCTTCGTTCATACCAAACACATGAGCAATTTGCTTTATGGTCATGCCGAGACCACGCATTCTGCCAATCTCAGGGAATCTATCAGGCGGAATTTCTTTTCTGTCGGTTCTGAGTTTTCTAGGTTTTTTATCTTCCATGAATTCTTATCGTACCAAATTAATTATATTTTTAATAGGCAGGAGATTATTTGTTTAGTGGGGTATTAAGCCAGTGATATATATGTAAACAAAAAGCTGCTACCAATAGAACTATGCCCGACCAAAACCATAAACTAGTATCGGGATGACTTTTAAAATACCCGATAAATGAAACTAAAAAACATGTTAAAGGAAATCCATAGAGTCCGATTAAGTCTTTCATAACTTTCCCCCCACGATAGTTTTTTCTATAACCCTACTTTCCCATAACCCATATTTCTTCCAATTTTTGATTAAGGCTTCAATGTTAATTTCTACCATCTTGTTATGCTTTATTATTCTTCTTGCCCTATCCTTGGTTATTACGCTTTGTGAACAGGTGTCCAGCTTAATGACGCCTCTTTCTGTGAACAAGAAGGCTTTATAGAATATTCCCTCACTAACATTCACAACATAAATTTTATCGAACCCTTTATTTATTAATTTAATTATCTTTTTCATTGTTTCCTTTTCAAATGTAAGAATCTATAAATTATAAACTAATTCTGTTACATGACTAACTGACTAACTAGACCCATTTTTCCTCTATACCCATTTTGTGTTATGTGGTTATACAGTATACTACTATACTACCTATTATATACTATATATTATATATTATATATATAGTCAGTATAGTCATGTAGTCAGAGTATAATGATAACAATAAGTTACGCCATTACTTTCTGACCCAATTGACCAGTTATAGGTCACTTTCGGCATATCGGATAGTAACTTTTCTTAAAATATCCTCTGGCAACAAAAAACCTTTAATAGAAGCTCGCCTAAAAGGACACCATACAGTATGACCGCTCCACGAGAAATTGTTCTTTTCTAAAACAAGTTTTATGTTCTTTTTAATACTTGCCCTATTTGCTTCGTGTAAGTTTAACACATCTTGGTCTATTAAATATTTTATAATATCAGAAAAAACAATTATATTTGTTTTAAAGTCTTTAGTAATTTCCCTTAACATTTGTTTATTTTCATCAGTAAGCATTTCAATCAATTTATCTTCGTAGTAGTCATAATGAACTCTTTTATCATTCTCCGTATGAATTTCTGGTGGCAATATAGTCCAATCAAAACCTGAATTCATTAAACATATTGCCTCTGCTAACAATTGTTCCCTATCCCTAATTATTTCATTGATCTTCAATGAATGTGGTTTATCACCCATATCAATAGGGATAAATCTTCTATTACCTGTTTTGTCTGATAAATAATCTTTAGTGTTTGAAGTACCTATAAACAAGCATCTCCTTGGTCTATAAATAACCCTCTCCCCATATGGCAATCTATAAACGTCTTCTTTCATAGATAATATTTGCTTAATTAAATTAATGTTTTGCTTATCAAAATCTTTCATTTCTCCAAATTCAACAACCCAAGCACCTTGTATTGTTTGTTGGAAATCTTTATGTTCTGCACTTATTTTTAAATCTAATACTCTTTTTGATAAGAGTTTATCTCCTTGATCATGCCCTGTTATTAATTTCATTAGAGTTGATTTACCTGCATGTTGTTTCCCTTCGAACACAAACATGGTGTCTACCGTGCAACCTGGTTTATATGCCCTTGCTACAAGTGCCACAAATAGCATTTTTGATACTTGTCTTAAATAATCCGTGTCACCTGCTAAGGTATAATCTCTAAAGAAATTCTCTACCCTCTGGGTTCCATCCCATTTAAGAGTATTAAGCCATTCTAATAATGGGTTCTTTGTTATTTTGCCAGATAGCAGTTTTATTGCGTCTGAAACAGTTTCTTTTCTTAGTGAATAAATACCGACGTTCTTTATAAGATAGCCGCAAATTTCAAATATGTGCTTATCTTCACATCTTTCTCCATTTATATAGGTTTCTCCGTCTAATTCATTGTAATAGATATCAGCATATGGTGTGCATTTTTGGATAGAATTAGCAATGTTATCCATGTCTTTAGTGACTGATAATTGCTTATTAAACCTTATACCATTTTTTACCCAAGTATCTACAAACTCTACAGCTTCCAATGGAACGTCATCATTTACCTTAGTTTTATTATTATCATTAACCAATTCAGCAGTCTTCGCAGGTTCCCATTTGCGTGCGCTTTGGACTAGGTTTTTAAAATCTGTGACAGTTCCACTTTCTGCTACGAAATCGGCAGCGTCCCATTTAGTTGGTCGATCAAGTGTGTTTATGATTAGTATTTCACATTCGGGGTTCTTAGTGTGGATCTTATTGGCAAGAGTGTTCATACATTTAATGCCAGGTTCGTCGTTGTCTGGCCATAGGACAATTTTCTTAGCTGAGTATAGTGGAGATAAGTCTGCTCTATTTAGACCATTAACTCCGCCTTGCCATGTGGTAATTGATACGTTTGGCAGTAATATATAGAGAGCGTCTACGCATTTTTCCCCTTCAGTGATTATGAATTTTTCTTTTGTTGGCCAACGCTCTTGTGCATATAATGGAGAGTCTTGTTTCCATGCACGAGGAATCCATTCGCAGTCAGTGTTAATAGACCATGGTCGAAACTCTTTCTTACTATTTGGTAGGTCATATCGGGTTACTAAACCTATAAGAGAATCTTTGTTTTGGTATTTATAAACGGCAGTTGGTTCTCCGTATTTAGAATGTCTGAGGTTTGGGAGTTCCGTATTTAGTGGTGCCATGATAAATTGTGTGTCTGTGGGTTCGACTGGTTTGGGCGCGGGCGAAATTATAGAAGCCGTTGTTTTCGTCGCGTGCCCATTTAAATATTTAATTCCTTCAGGCGCGTATGATTCCACTAAACGTTTTGCTGCGTCTGCCATATTTAAATTTTTTAACGTGGCATAGAGTGCGATGATATCCGAACCGCCAGTTCCATCTTCAGCGAAATCTTTCCAGACTCCAGTTTCTAAATTAATAGACATGGAATCTCCAGGTTCACCATAGATAGAACCTACTCGATATTCAGTTCCAACTTTTTTACCAGAAGGATACAAATTTTTTACAATTGTCTCTATACAAGGACGCAGTGTGTGTTTTATACTACTGAAGTCAATAGACATTTTAGTTCCTTTATTAGCGTAGGGGAAAAAACAATTAAGGGGATCTTCGGATTCCCTTTTTTATTCCTACTAGTTATTTAATTCGTTAATAATATCTCTACAAAATTGTTTCAAAGTTTCCGCATCGTCTGTGCTGGATTGGCCAATTGTTTTCATAGCGGCCATTGCTTTATTATAATTATCGGCTTGGATGTATTCAATCATGTGAGGGAGATTCTCCGAACTCTCATGCGCTTGGTAAACCCATTCATCCTTAAATGTTGTGACATTTAACTTTCTTTGTTTAGTTCTTGGGTTAAGGTAAATTTTCTTTGCCATTGGTTCACCTCATTTATCAAGTCGTTTTCATCGTATGCGACGCACGCAATGCCGCCTTGATTTTTTACTGCGTTTATAAAACTAGCTTGTTCTTTTGTTGGTTTTAAATTCTCTGTTTTTATTTCACATGCTGTAAAGACTGAAATGTCATGGCCTACCATGTCATTTGTTATTTTTATTTTAGTCCATCCAATTAAGTCAGAACTGCCTACGCATAGACCTGCGTTAAGTGGGCGAGGATTTAATAGTGTGAGGATTCCATCGGCGTGGGAGATAATTTTCCCGACCCACCCTTTCCCAGTGTTGTTTCTAAATAGCGTGGGAAATTTTATTAGCACACGGTTAATGATATTTTTTTCTAAAACAGACATTAGAAAATTGTGACTGTTTAGTTAGTGGATTGTCTAGCGGAGGTTTTTAAGAGAAGCCATTTTAAAAACCCACCCAGGTTTGTAACCTCGTTCACGTGCTATTGCTTGAAGTTCGGCGAGTGATTTTGCTTTACCTACTTCCATGCGTGCGAGTTTTTTTTGATGCTCTGTGATCTCTACGAGTTCGCCTTCAGTTTCAGGAATTAATTCCTGGGTTTTAACTGGGAATGGTGTGTGACAATTGCTGCATATAATAGAGGCGGCGTGGTTGACATGAAAACATGATTCGCATCTTTTTATTGGAATAGTATTTTGGTCGCCTTTTCGTACAGTTTTTTTCTGAGCATTAAGTGACCAGTATCTTTGATCATTTGGCAATCCATGACGTTTATAATTACCTACGTGGTCTATAATATACGATAACGTTTTACTAGGAGATGTTCGCAGTGCACGACCCACCATTTGTAAATGGAGCGAAAGGGAATGCGTTGGTCTGCATAAAATGGCAGCGTCTAAGTGTGGGACATCGAATCCTTCTGTGAATAGGTTTACGTTTGTTAAAATATTTATTTGTCCGTTGGTGAAGTTATTGATTATGGAGTCTCTAGTTTGAGTTGGTGTGTTGCCGTCAACTTGCGCGGCGTTAATACCAGCGGAGCGAAACGCATTCATAACGTGGATTGAATGCTCAACGTTTACGCAAAAGATAATGGCTTTTTTACCTGGGATAATTTTCTGATAATGCTCTACGACATTCCCTACAATGGAAGGTTTATTCATAACGTGTGCTAGTTGAGTCTGATCAAAGTCTCCCATGGATGTATTAATGTCAGATAGGTCTACGTCTGAAGGGGCGTAATATTTAAACGGTGATAAATGACCGCGATCAATTAACATTTGCGTGTTAATATTTCCAGTTACAATTTCTTCAAAATATTTTCCAAGTCCCTGTCCATCTAAACGACAAGGCGTCGCAGTCAACCCAAGAATGAGTGACTCGTTGTAGTAATTGAAAACTTCAGTCCATGTTTTACTGGCTATCCTATGGCATTCATCGATGATTACTAAACGTGGTTTTGCATAATTATGCATGCGATTTAAGAGTGTATTAATGGATGCAATTTTAAATTTATGCATATTAGTTTCGGGGTAACCACTAGCTATGATATCATATTTAAGCTCAAATCTATCAGCGGTTTTAGCAGTCTGGTTTAATAACTCCCGTCTATGGACAATCATAGTAACGTCCTTACCAGCATTAACGCAGTCTCTTATAATAGACATTGCTATCTGCGTGTTATGAGTGACTGTAAAGTCCCCTAGTAAAAAGCGGCCATCACCATTTAAAGTAAACCCATAATAGCTCCCATGACCTATTGCTTCTAATTTAAAACCAGTATGCAGAACATTTTTAATTTGGCCTCTTACACTGGCTTTATTATACAGACATGGTATCTCATTGGTTTGACCATTAATATTAAGTCTGTAGTAAATCCCTTTAAACCCAGTAGATTTTATTCCCTTCTCACACTCTTTAATATAGCAAGAAAATCCAAGAGACCTGGCTAAATAGCAAGTATCTATTGCAAGTTGTTTTGAAACTGTAATCCAATCATAACCATTGTTAGATAAATGACCGTCTGTGTCCATCATCCCAGCAAGCAGGAGCAATCTGTGTTCTCTGCTGGAATACAAAAAATCATTTGGGATAAACTTATAGCCCATATAGTTCCATTTTTTCAAATGAACCCTAATATTATTTTTAGATAAACATAGAGTTTCACATAAGCCTTTTTCTTTTCTTATGCTAAGCCCGTAATTGTTTTTTTTGCAAAATGATTCTACATAATTTTTAATGACTGTTTTTTTATTAGATATAGTCAGAGATGGGTTATGTTTATGACCATCTCCTAGCCATAAACCAAAAAAATAAGGGTCAAAACTTGGAGTTTTTGGTCGCTTATATTCTATTGGCACTCGGAATAATTTGTGTACGTGTTTAAAGTTATTTGTTTTTTTAATGTACTCTTTAACTGGTATATCAATAGTCTTATGAGACACAATATTTTTAAGAGTTAAAATATGCTCATCATTACATACCCACGCTTCCCCTTTTATTGGAGTTACTCTATATAATAAACCGTTTCCTTTTGATACAGATAATATTTTCCTAGGTTTAGAGTCAGGCCCCATTAATATGTCTGTATTAGTTAAGTCTTGAACCATTTTTATCTGACCACTGAAAAGCATAACTGGTGTGTTGTAACCCAAGCACTTGCCCGCACCAGTTGGGAGTACTGTCACTATGCTTCTTTTGCCTTGGTTGAAAAGTCTATAATTCTCAGAGATAACGCTATCCTGGAAGTCGTAGTTCTTCATACAAACATTCTAATTTTCATGCGGGTTGTTTAGCTTATGTAATTTATTCAGTCAATGAATTAAAGTTCTTGCCAAGTAAAAAATACAATGGCTATACTGTTTGTCTACCTACGCTGTCAAAAATAAAGGAGTCCTAATGTTACGTGAAACAATCGAACTATCATCCAAAGAACAATGGTTAGAATTAAGATCAAGAGATGTAACTTCAACTGAGGTTGCTGCTCTGTTTGACTTAAATCCTTATATGAGCAAGTTTGAATTGTGGCAACGAAAGAAAAATAATCTCGTTGTTACAATTGAAGAGAATGAGCGAATGAAGTGGGGTAGTAGATTAGAACACACTATAGCTCAAGGTATTTCGGAGGATTTTAATTTACCTACTACCCCATTTAAATCTTACATGAGAATTCCTGAGTTAAAAGTAGGGAGCAGTTTTGACTATCTTATCAACAAAGGTACAGATCTTGAGGCAATACTTGAGATAAAGAACGTAGACTCAATGATGTTTAAAGATAAGTGGCTAATGGAAGATGGAGAAATAACAGAAGCACCCCCTCATATCGAACTACAAGTGCAACACCAATTATTTGTGTCAGGTAAAAAGACCGCCTATATCGGAGCGCTAGTAGGCGGGAATAAAGTTTACTTAATTAAACGGGAATATGACGAGGGATTAGTTAATGAAATTAAATCCCGCGTAGTAAAGTTCTGGGAATCGATTGACAAAAATCTTGCGCCTTCCCCTGATTTTAAAAGCGATTATAAATTTATTAGTAGTATGTTGAACCGCAGTCAGTCTGGATATGAAGTAGAAAACTTCAGCAATGAATTGCACATGCTAGTAGAACAATATAAGAAAGTTTCTGAGCAGGAAAAAGAAATCTCCGAAACAAAAGACATTATAAAAGCAAAGATATTAATGATTGTCGGAGAAGCTGAAAAGGTTAAAGGCGACGGGTTCACTATTAGTGCAGGTATGGTTAAAGGCGGCCCTATTAGTTATGTTAGGAAAGATTATAGGAACATGCGAATAAATTTTAAAAGGGAAAAATAAAATGGATAATTTAACTATAGATGACGTTATGACCGACGGAGTATTGGAAGTTTTTAACGGTATGAAAAAGAAAATGCCACACACGGACGACACGGCTTTAGCTTTATTAACGATTGCTGTAATGATGAGTCGCATAGATTATTTAGATGGCATAAAGGAATTACAATCAATGAAAGGAGATAATTAATATGAACGCAATAACCCCAGCACAAGAGATTAGACAGAACCTAGAAGCGATGAAGCCACAGTTTCAAATGGCACTGCCGAAACATATAAGCGTTGATAAATTCACGCGAGTAGTACAGACAGCTTTAAACAATAGCCCAGTTTTATTACAGGCAGATAGGCATTCACTGTTTAGTGCTTGTATGAATAGCGCACAAGATGGACTCATGCCAGACGGCAAGACCGCCGCATTCGTAACATTTAAATCGAAAGACGGCACGCAGAAAGTCCAGTACATGCCAATGATTGCAGGGCTTTTAAAGTTAGTCAGAAACTCAGGGGAATTACTATCGATTACGTCGCAGTTAGTTTATGAAGCTGACATGTTTAAATATTATGTTGATGAAGAAGGCGAGCATTTAAAGCATGAACCAAATATCTTAGCAGCGAACCGCGGCAATATGATAGGCGCGTATGCACTAGCGAAAACAAAAGACGGAGGCGTGTATATAGAAGTAATGAGCATGGAGCAATTGAATCAGGTCAGAAATTCTTCTAGGTCTAAAGACTTTGGCCCATGGTCAACGTTCCCTACAGAGATGTACAGAAAGACTGTGCTTAGGAGGTTGATAAAAAGATTACCGTTATCAACTGACGTGGATTTTCAGGACGAGAGCGACTACGATTTTAACGAGTCGGCACAGGAAGTAACGCAGGAGATTAAAACAGAAAAGAAAAATAAACCTAAAAAATTAACTGAGATAATTGAATCTCAAAAACAAGGAGAAGTTGTAAATGAATAAAGTAATGTTAATTGGAAGATTAGGGAAAGATCCAGAAACTAAAGATGTTAACGGGAATACTGTTACTACTTGGAGCATGGCAACGACTGAGAAGTGGAAAGATAAAACAGGCACTTGGCAAAACAAAACAGAGTGGCATAACTGCCAAGCGTGGGGAGCGACTGCCACTGCGGTAGGGACATGGACTACTAAAGGCACTCAGGTTTTTGTAGAAGGGAAATTAAACACGACAAAGTGGACTGATAAGAACGGCGTGGAAAGATGGACGACAAACATTGCGGCATCTAACGTGCAGTTTCTAAGTGACACTAAAAAGAAAGAGACAGAGACTACTAAGCCAGAATGGCAGGCGAATGTTGAGAATACTTTCCCAGGTGCACAGACTGAATTCGCAAGTCAAGATATACCGTTTTAGCATGATCGAAACATTTATTGCGTGTATGGGGTACTTGCTGTTTGGTGACCACGAATATACGGAGGTTGAAAAATGAATATCATCGAAGCAATAAAATCAGAAAAGCCTTTTAGAAGAAAAGATATAAATATGCACTGGATTGATAGAAAAGATTACGGAGATTTTTTCACAGTATCATTCGAGGCTATCATACTAGAAGACTGGGAAATTCAAGAGAAAACAATCTCGATAACTGAAAGTCAGTTTGATGAGGTGTGGGAGCAGCTTCTTAATGCACATGAGAGTTATTGCTTAATTAAAAATTTTAAAAAGAGATTGGGGTTTTAAAATGAATATCCAAGACGCAATCAAATCTAATAAGCCGTTTAAGAGAAAAGGTCTGGATGATCTAAATTACATAACTATGCCTGCAATATATCGTTATTCTATGGATGAAATTCTCGCCGACGACTGGGAGCTAAAACAAGAACCCAGAAAAGTTACTTTGTATCAGTATCTTTATGAATATAGTTGTAAAAAAATGCTCATGTCTCTAGAAACCAACGAAACATGGGATCAATACAATTGTGACAGAGATGATTGTAAACTCCTAAAAACCTTCACAAGGGAGATTGAATTTTGAAAACCACGACAATGAAATTTGAAAAAGTAAGCATAGATGCTTTTAGAGGCAGTAAGAAGAAAACTTTTTTCCAAACAATCTCTCCATTCAACAAGAATAAAGATGGAAAAATTAAAACAAGAGATGAAATCTTAGTTGAACTAAGGAAAGAAATTCAAGATTGGATAAAGGAGGGTAAATGATCTTAATGCATAAAGAAACTGCGGAGATTTATGAATTGCATAGTTGTCAATTTGCACCTTATTTAATTGCCTATGATTCTAAGGGGTATTTAAGAGAACATTTATCAGAAGAATTTGAAATACTAGGATGGCTATGAAAACTTCAGAAGACATTGTGAAAGAAATTGAGAGGAGAATCGGTGCATATGAAAATATTCACTTTCCATCGAACAATATTTTATTAGCATCGCACTTATTAAAAGACCTCCTCTCTTGGATCACCCAAGAAAATAATCTTGATGAAAAGAAGGAATAGAAATGAGTAGTCGAAAAGAGAAACTTGAAGCTATTAAATATGCAGTGGAGATAGCCAAGAAGGAAAAATTAGCAATTGAAACATTAAAGGCATTTACAAGACTAGATAAAAGACAAATTTATCAACTAGAAATGGCAAATGGAATAATTAATAGAGGTGAGAAATTACTAGAAGAAAATAATCTTGATGGGTTGGCGGATGATTAATTGGTATAAACCGAGCGAAAAAATACCTAAAGTAAAAGATGATGTTATAGTCCTGTCTCCCGACGGTATGAGTATGTATAGAGATTTAGTTAATATGGTTAGTGAAGAAATATTTATCATAGGAATAAGTAGAGAAAGGTTAATTCAATGTGGGAGTTACTGTCATTGGGCATACGCATCTGAGTTTAATTTTCCAAAGGAGAAGGAATAATGGAATTTTTTATAACATTCTTTTTAGGGATGGTAACGATGTTTACAATTGATTCATACACTTGGTTTAGTGATAGTAAATCGTTAGAGAAATTTCCCAAGTGCATCGAAAAACAATTCGGCAAAGAAACAATTAAGAAATGTTACGATGTTGTGGAGGTAAAGCCGTGAAAATAGAATGCCCTACGTGTAAATCAAATAATCTCGCAGTAGAAAAAAGACCAGATGGAAATGCTATTTGTATGTCTTGTGGGTGGCAAGGTGAATATAAATATTGTTTTCCAGTTAACAGAAATGATCGAATGGAAAAATTAGAAGTCGCTTTAAATTGCTGTAAAAATGACTATTGGTTTATGACTAATCTTTTAGAGAAATATTCCACAGATAAAGATCAGGCAATTAAAGATTGCATTGAGAGGATGAAATTCAGAAAAGGATTATTTAATATTTTAGAGGTAAAGAATGAGTGAGAAAAGTTTGTCAGATAAATACAAAGATTGGCAAGAAGTGGAGTTTAATAACACAAGACCGTACCTTGCTTTTGAACATGGCTACCTACTTAGAGGCTCTGAGTTATGTCCTGAGATACATAGGCTCAAACAAAAACTCGACACCTATATTCAACTTGCAGAGACTAAAGGGAAGGAGTTGGAGAAACTAAATGAGCAAGTAAAAGAAGCAAGGGAAGTGATTAAAAAGTGCATGGAAAACACACAGGAAAGTGACACAGATAATATATGTAGAGAATATTTGGAGAAGTGGAAATGAAAACATGGGGAGAATTAAGAACATTGAATAAAAATGGACTAGTTGAAGAAATGGCTAAGTTAAGTAAAGGAAAATATTTAATTTTCAACTTGTCTGTAAATGGTGACGAGATGGCGATAGTGCCAAGAAGAATATTGCAAGATATTGATACTTATAAAAATGATATTCAGAGATTACAGAATAAAATTAATACAATATCTAGTGTTCTAGGTTTGTAATTTGGAGAAGTGGAAATGAGAACAATTAGTGATAGTAATTTTAGCATAGAAAATGTAATGAGGTGCGAATTAAGAAGACTCTTAATGAAATGCACTGATGAGCAAGTAGCGTTCTTTAATAGAATGTATAAGTCGGTTGAGGTTATTCCTGTAGAGAAAATGGAATGGGCAATCAAACAATGTGAAAGAACTATTGCTAAAAACGAAGAACCCCTAAAACTCAGGAGAAGGGATGAACGAACTAATCATAAAAGCAGTAATAGTTAAGAGGATACAATGATTCTTTTTAAATGGTTTGTGATACTAGTGTTCATTCAATCTTTACTTTTCTCCGCAGGATTAATCTATTTAATTGTTAAGGATTACTTAGAGAAGAAGGAGATAAAAGAATGGAGATACTGATTAAGGTTATTCTTATTATATTGCTCACTATTGTATTGTCTTGCACAACTATACACCCCCAGGCTTGCGAGTCTTACTGCGCTAATAGCCAAAGACTACAACTTGGCATTTGGGATTTGCGTTGCGACTGCTCAAACGATAACATAAAAAGAAACATTTCACTGGAGGAATAATGGCAAGTATTAAAGTTCAATTTGAAGATCTACCTAATGGCAAACTTGGAGTTACATTCACTCCAGCGATAAAAGATTTCGCCTATGATTTTAAGCTGGCAGACAGGAACCCTTCTGAAGCGGAGGCCGCTGCTATCGCAGTAGCATACTTCTTAAGAGAGAGAGGGAAGCGCGCAGCAAGAGCACAAAAAGAAACTCTAAAGGACATGGGGATATGGACACCCGACTCTGCTATATAGGAGGCATTGTGGAAAGAATTCCTGCAAGTAAATTTTATGAACTAATCAAGGCACGCATTCAAGAAATTGAAAAAGAAATCCGAGAGTCTAATTCGGAACCAGTTAAGCGACACTTAGAAAAAAGCCTTGAACATAATAAAAATATTTTGAACGGATTGCTAAGAAGCGAGAGTCATACAGACCGATATCACTAGGGGAAACAGTGAGTATTATAAACCATTTTAATAATCTTGAAATCAATTACTCTGATAAGCTTGGCAGGATAACGACCATGCCTGCAAAGTATTCTGATTATTCTACTGGTAACTATGATTCACTTAACCAGCATTTGTGGACAGGCGAAGCGTTAGTTTTATTCGAGTTATTCTTTAATTTAAACTCTCCGTTCATCACACACTGGGCTTCTATATTAACAAATATAAAAAAAGAAACTGAGCTACTCCCAGGTTTATATAAAAGACACCCAATGCCATACGATAGTGATCATAAATATTTTGATGAGATATCATTAGATGAATACTTAGGTTTATGCTTTTCTTACGGAACTCTTGGGTTAACCAAATACGCCGAAGATATACTTGAACATCATATTAAGAATTCGTGGTGCGTAAGCGATGATAAAAGATTAATGAATACCAGTGTCCGCGAACATGTATTCACTCTCCTATTTTGGAAGACACTATTTAAAGCACTTATTACCGCAATTAAAACTAGAGACTTCACTGGTTCAAATGAGATGGATAAAATCCTAGAAGAAAATGATGGAGTAAACTTACTCACTAATTACCGTATGCCTAAAGACAGACTCTTCATATACCTAGCAGCTAAGAAAAACCCTCCAGTTATTTGCTGGCTTCATTTCATACTGGCAGCATTCATAACACTCAGACCTAGTAATAAAGAAACTTCTGGCAAATGTCTTCTGTTTTATAAACTAGCATTCCTGCAAAATATCGGGAAGCCGTTTAAATTTTTAGTGAAGTTATTTAAAAAAAGAATTCCCGATCTCTCAGGGCTATTTCATAGTTATTATGATGACAAAAATCATCCGTTCATTTATATAGCTAAGGCAATTGAGTTTAAATCAGACGGGGAGATGGAACCTATTGAGAACACTCTCTCATAAATTCTATATACTCGTGTCGCTTCATACAGACAAAACCTGCACAGTCCACAATAGATTGGTTATTCTCTTCATCAATATAGATGCAAGTCGAACCATTAAGAACCATGCAGGTTGAATTAAGTTTCACAATCTGAGTATCGAGGCTATTCTTTTTTAGACTCGTGCAGCTTGCGAGCAGAATCCATAATAGAATTATCAGAAGTAATGTCTGTTTCATTTAATATCTGTTCTTGTTTGTTTATCTTGAATTCTCTTAGTTTCTTTAATATTAACGGGACTAGTTGTGCTAATCCCGCTAACACATGGAGGAGTTTCCCGATCACTTTTTGCCGATCTTGATAGAGAATAACCAATCAAGAACGAACAAAAATTTATTATAAAAAGGACTAGCGATAACTTTGTTAACAAAAGAATCATCTTCCTTGCTAGGTGTATAAGCCACGTAAGCTTTAATTATTTCCATTACTGGTTTAACTAGCAATCTAATTAATCCAATGATAGATAAAATTGAAGCGACAACTGGGTACTTAGCTACGAGACCGATTAAAATTTCTTCCATAAAAAATTCTCCTTGTGTAAATTATATATTAAAAGTTGAGACCTACAATAAAAAATGCGGTCTCTAACTCCATGAGACCGTCTTATCCGCCTTCCCTGGCTTTACGTATCTTGTCAATTTCTTCAGCAGTTTTTAAATGTAGTCTTTCAAATACTTTAGTCTTCTCCTCAAGCAATATTACCTTGCCAAAGTTCTGTTTAACTTCTTCTACATTTATTTTAGCATGGCTTATATGTATGTCTTGGATTTCTTTTTTTAAGCTGGCCATTGATCTATTTAATCCGATCATGTCGTCACGAATTTCTTTAACATCCTTTCCTAGGATAGATAATGTGTCAGTGGTTTTTTCTTTGAACTGATATAGTTTATCGGAAATATTTTGTATCTTAGGCGTGTCTTTACTTTGTTGCGTCTTGATCCACGTGACGACTATGGCAGTGACGGAGCTAATGATTGCTAGAATTATATCCATCAACGTGATCCTTTAATCTAATTCTAAACTCATCCATAGATATAGACAAACTCCCTCCAGGGTCAAGTTTCCTATTTGTAACTTCATTATGACCAAAAAACAATTCAGGGTTAGCTCCATTAATACATAGCCATAAGCACAGGTTAAATAGAGATTCCTCCTGCTCAGGCGTGTAAGCTTCATACTCTTCGTCATTATATATTCTTATTTTATGCTCAGGAATCTTTTGGCCGAACCAAGTTTTACCGTTTACCAATTTACCAGAACATGCGATCTCAATACCTACATAATACTTTGAAACTGAACTTCTTTTTGTTACTGGACATTTAGACAACCCAGCATGACTACCCCATTTATCAATATCGAATTGTTGATAAATCATTCCTGATTCATTAATAAAAAAATAACAGTAATTATTTTCAATAGCGTGCTGAATGGCCATCATGCCTGACTGGTCTTGCCTGCCAGCAGTGTAGTGGATTATCGCGCCTTCGGGGAAATTGTTTTTGTAATTACCGTTTGTTTTAAGTCTTGGAAAATCTTTTAAATAAATAGCGTCATCAAATAAGCCAAATGCTGTGTCATTGCTCATCGTTTAAATTTTTATCCATGAGATTTTTCAATTCTTCATGGTAATATTTACGGTAATATTTTTTAGATTTGAAAAGATTTTTAAACCAAGTGTATAGCCTTGATGGCCATATAAAATTAAAGCCTATATTGATAAATCTTTTTTTATATTTTATCGGCTCGTAAAATGAATAACTAATTACACTAGCTTCATCTTCTGGGTATTGCTTATACATGGCTACCTTTTATTAACATATAAAGTACCAGTAGAATTCGTAGCGCTTGAAAATATTAATCTAGCAAAAGCCGCACCTGTTTTTATAATATCAAAAAAAGCCACGCCAGTTCCAGATAGTGTTTGTGTTGTAGTGGTCACGCTTTGAAACGCAGCCGTATCATTCACGTTAGAGTATTGTACAGTCGCCGTCCCCGTCCCTAATGTGTAGACGTAATGAAAGGAAACAGTGTCGCCTCTAGGTAGAGAGTATACTGCGCTATATTGAGTAGCGCCTGTAACAGTTACTACTTCAGAGGAAACTAATTTTGGTGCGCCCATTTATTATTCCTTTGAGTGTTGTTCTTTAATACTATTTCTTAATGCTATTAACTCATTTAACTTATCTGAACTACCTGACTCTTTTTCAACAATAGCTTCAGCAATCGCCTCAAAAGTTATTCCAGCTTTTTCATACTCTTCTTTTCTTTTTATTTCTACTATTTTATTTCTATATTCTACATTATCCATTAAGTCATTTGTTACATATTTATAGTCTGTTTCTTTTTTTCTATTTTTCAAATACATTTTAACTTCTTCTATAGTATCTAAGTATTTTGATGCAAACTCTATTTCGCTTTTTTCATTTTCGAATATATCAATTTTAAATCTTTTAAGTTCCATTAATCCCTCTGTTAGTAAAGAGCACACCAAAAGACACTTGACATATTTGATGCTGCTGAAACATTATAACTAGCCTGTAAAGCAGTATTTGCTCCTTGATTCCAGGTTAGCTTTAATCCCGATGTTCCAAAGCTTATTCCAGCGGAACTTCCAAGTGAGGAACATAGATATAAAGTTGGTCCCGTTACTTGAGCACTGCTATTTCTCATAACACCAACATAGTAAACCCCTGCGGCTGCTGCATACGGAGTAACAAAATTAGCATTAATATAATTATTGGCTCCTGCTTTCCAGAGATTTCCATTGTCGGCGCTGGCGGCTACTTGTGTAGCGGTTACTCCGCTAAAACTATAAAGACCAACTTGATTTGTGTTATCCGCAGTATAATCACCATTTGTAAATTGAAGAAATCTAGCACCAGTAATAGTGGAGGCTACAGGAATATATACTGCTGTGAAAAATCCATATCCATCAGTTAAGGCTAAACTAACAGTACCCAATATAGTCGGTGATCCAAACGGAAGTCCTTTTATATCACTTCCAAGCCCTTGAAGTATTCTTAAGTTCCCATCTTTTAATCCATTAGACACATCAGTGCTAACGGCTGTAGCTAATTTTCCACTTGTTACCGCAAGATCATCTATCTTGGAGGTAGTTACCGATTCGTCAATAAGCATACCAGTAGTTATTGAATTGTCTGGCGGGGTAGAAGTTGGGTGTACGTTTAAAGTCATTTGCTTTTCTCTGCTTTTGGATATTTAATTTTTATCGCTTCTCTCTTTGATTGAATCTCTTTAAGCTTCTGTGGTTTCCCTTCCATAAGGTGTTCAATGATAGCTTCAATTACTTCAGTTTCATTCGGGTACTCTTTTTTTCTTTTCTCTTGAACATCTTTTTCAACCCACTTTTCATCTTTCGATAAATCGATAATCTCAGAAATAAATTCTTGAGGTATCACAGTGATTGGACCATTTTCATTTTTAATTATTCTTTCTGGTAATCTATCTGGTTTTCCTATTTGTCTAGCAAGCCATTCTTGTGCCTCTGTTTCGTTAGCACAGTTTTCATTACCCCAAACCATTCCGTTAGATGAATTTGTAATTGTAACTTTCCACATATTAAGACACCTTTGTTATTTGTAAGTAGTTACCCCTAGCTTGAGCGTATTGTAATAAAGCACCGCCACTAGCTTGATACATTCTAGCTGTTATGATTTGACCTTTAGTACATTCAACTACTGCCGATATATGAGCAGATTTAATCGTGCCAGAGGAAGACGGGTAACTTAAATTTGCAGCTTTTTGATCTAAGTCTACAGCTATAACTTGAAATAATTCTTCTGACCCATTAAATGTTGCTGTCGCTGCCAATGTACCGTTAGTTGTAACTAGATATTTTCCTGTAACTGGAACTGTGTACTCACCGGTTGTGGTATTATAAGCGTTGTGAGAATCATAAAGTCTATCTTCATATTTAAGAGTAGTTACTGTTACGTCTGGTATGCTTGTTCCTGCATCACTTGTATAACTACATCCCACAAATTCAGTAGGTGCAATTTGGGCAGGGTTGTTTATTTTAAAGCCTGAAAAAAATGTAGAACCTTGAGTAGCTGTTACCTGATAAGAAGCATCAGCAGTAGATGCAATCCATAATTCAACGTAGTCACCTTTATTTAGTCTAATAGGTGGAGTTGAATATGGTGGAGATCTAAAAGATGCACTATTAAATACTTCATTGAAGATATGAACGGCAGTACCGTTAACTTGTATTTGATAAGTAGTAGCTTCATTTGCCGTATAATTATCAAGTCGCAACCCGAATTGAAAAATGTATATAGAGCTTTCTGGTGCAACAAACCTATTGTTTGTAGTGTCAAATGCTGCTGCTGTATCGTAGCAATCTGTAGCTGTTACGCTTGCAAAAGCTACTTTAGTCAAAGCTGTTGAAGATATTGTCTGATTACCAGACAATTGCGCTCTAAACGCGATAGCCGCACTCGTACTTATCTCACTAGCACTTACACCAGTTGACCAGCCAGTAATAGGCGCTCTGAAAGTCATATAAATTGCATCCCCTGATGCAAATGTAAATGGCACTGCTTGAGTCCATGCACCTACGCCATCGTCACCATAAATCCTAACTGCGCTAGCTCCACCGTAAGTAACATTCCCTGTATAAACTAAGCCGCCATCACTTCCTGATGCTACCCCAAAAATACTTCCTCCATTAGATGGATCTGATATTTTTGCAGTATCGAAAGATAATCCTGTAGGTAGGTTCAATGTGAACGTTGCTGATGTAGGCGCTCCAGCTAATTGTACCTCTGCTTCAATTTCTATACTATCGCCGACTCTTCTATATCTTGCATCATAAGTAGTATTAGTTGACCATGCTCCTGTAGGTGTATAAGTTTGCCAATCACTTACAAAAGTTCCAACGTTACCAACTGCAATTGGCCCAAACTTCACATTATCAATTTGCACTGTGTAAGCAGAAGCGTTCGTTGATGATATATGGAAGTATGGTCTAACTGATAAACAACTTGCGGGTATTTGAAAATATCCTATGTACTCACCATTTATTGAGTTTGCCAGTAAGTCTCTCTGCGAACCTTCGACTAGAACACTATTCGTTACATCGTAAAATCCGATACGAATATCTCCGTCGGCGTAAGCAGAGCTAGTTTTATAGTTAAATCTAAATTCTGCAATCTTAGACTGCATACCATAGTCAATTGTAAATGCATCAATTGAGACACCATGCCCTTGTCTATTATTTGCATCTTTAGTTATAAGGCCGTCACCATTATCAAATAACGGAGTGGTAGTATTTCTTGTAAAAGTAAAAGCTGCATTTGGAGAACCGCCTGTAGCATCGACTGGGTTAACCGCCGCGCCGTCATCGTATCTTGTATAGCCAGAATTGTTCGATTCAAAGTCTGGGTTCGATACGTAGTTAACCCCACCTGATCCTGCGCCTACTTTTGTTTCAGAACCGTCATCATTTAATTGATATAAAAAACCGTCACTCTTAAAATATATTTTACCAAACCCACTAGCAGGAGTCGAAGGAGTCGCAATCTCTGCAAGAGTTGGAGCGTCTGAAAATGTTTTATTACTTAATGTTTGAGTGTCACTTGTACCAACAATTGCGCCTACTATTGGAATTTCTCCGTAACTAATCCCTGTCCAGTTGTCAGGTGCGCCGTCAGTATCGGGGATTAGAGTTACCCCTGCGTATTGTCTACTAATAACTTTTGATGTTGCTCCATCAATTGTATCAGTCCCACCTCTGTTAATTGTAATTGTATTACTGCTAGAGTCAGTCTTTTTAAAACCAACTGCCCATGGGCTAGTTAATGTCAGTGCAGAAATTTGGGGTAAATTTACAACGACGTTTCCAGAAGTACAGTCGATTGAAAACAATGTTCCTGAGTCTCCATCGACTACAGTAATCGGAGAGTCTGCAAATACTTTATAGGCAACATCATTCCACAAGGAAGAAGCTGCATACGTAGCTGCGTCACTTGCACTCTGCGCTGCGTCTTGTGCATATTTTTTAGCTGAGTATTCAGTGTTATCGACCGTCCCACCTGTATAGTTTGCCCAGTCTTTTGAAGACCCACCGCTAGCAAGACCGCGAGTCTGAGTCCCTTGAGCGTGCTCTTTAGCTGAATAGCCTGTGTCGTCTACAGTTCCGCTAGTATATTGTGACCAGTCCTTAGATGAACCTCCGCCAGATATTCCTCTAATCTGAGTTCCTACGGCGTGCTCTTTAGCTGAATAATTAGTTCCATCAACCGTGCTCGCAGTTTCAATGGCCCATTCTTTTGCGGCACCTTTTGTCGCCGTATCAGTTACTCCAGTCCCACCAATAGCGTAAGCCTTCGCTGAGTATTCCCCACCTGCTACTGCTCCATCTATTTTTGTTGCCCAGTCTTCAGCGAGGTCTGCGCTTGTAGCAGCGTTTGCCGCTTCCGTAGCCGCATTAGAAATTGCTGTAGTTGTAGGGCCTACTTCAAAACCGTCTCCTGTAGCGTTGATAGCGAGAACTGCACTGGCAGTTCCTATGTCAGTTGGTAGTGTCGGATCAAAGTCGCTAGTTGAAATTGTTTCAGGTAATTTTACGGATCTATTAATTTCATCTTGTTGTTGCTGATCTTGCATAACAAGAATGTCAAATTGATCTTCATGAATCTCAGGATAAAAAGCACCCTGGTTCCTGATATCAGTTTCTTGGACTAGATCACGAACTCGTCTTATTGTTAAAATGTAATTTGATTTTAAGTCTCCATCTCCATCTAGCCAAGCCTGTGCAGAGTTAACCAGAACAACGTTCCCGCCGCTAACTGATCCTGCGCCAGTGACAGTGTAATCTGTCGTTAATGTGAGAGTAGTCTCTACGTCGTCAGTATCTCGAACTGTGACTCGTAGGTCATCGTCTGAAAATATTTTAAAAGTATATGCGTAGGTATCTACCGCACCGTTACCTGTATATGAGACCCTGCTCGTTGCGCTTGATAGTGTCATCCTTGCTCCTATTATTTAGTAAAATTTTAACTACTATTGTTCTCCAGGTCTACCAGTAATTAATCCTCTAGTGTAGTCAACTGGCCCACTCGGATTTGCTCTGCCTTCTTCTACGTCGATAATATATCCAATTGGTTTTCCAAGTGGCATAACTGGGAGTCCAGTAAATACACCTATTGTGCTGAGGAAATCTTTTGTTGCTTTCTTTTTGCTAATGTCTTTTTCGTCATCAAATAGCGCCTTCCCAGTTTGCGCTGTACCAACTACTGCCGATTCAATTACAGATATCGCAGGGGAAACACTCATCCTGTCATCGTAAGGTTTATCGTTCATTGCATTAACTCCTGCATTCACGGGGACACCAACAAGGGGAACTAATGCTATTGCGTTTCTACTTTGTGCGTAAAACATCATTGAGAAAATATTATCTAAATAAAATCCATCGTTATCTTCATCCCAGTCTTCTCCCGAAGCAGCGCGAACCATCATTTCTGATAGAATAGCAGGGACAGCTAACCCCATAAAATAAACATAAAGTAATCTTGGGAACGATTTTTTTAACCCAGACTGACGGATACTCTTTGCAAACTCAGTACCGAGTAAATTCGCCTGCATGTTAAAATAATTGTAAAACATATTGAATGCTCTATAGGTAGCAGAACCTACTTCAAAATTAGAAATATCTTCAGGGTTCATTGATGACTGAGTCAACCTAACCGCGGAGTCCGCAGAATCAACTGCGAGTTTTTCTGATTTACCTTGCTCAATTGCTTGATTGTACGCTGCCATCCAAACAGTAGAGTCCACTCCATTTTGCAAAAATTGTTGAAGAATATACGCGTGCTTACCGCCAAACTTTTTAAGTTGTTCGTACTTGCTTGGGTTAGTTAAAATTTCATCTATAGCTTCAAACGATTCAAACATTTGATTACTAAGTCTTGTTTCCATGAATTTAGACTTAGAAATAATTTCAGCACTACTTTTTTTAGGAGAAGATAAATATTCAAATAGCGAACTAGTCAAGTTACGTTTGTTCACTTTTATCGCGGCAATGCTAAAACCTGTTACTTGTTGAAGAGCATTGACCACATTCAGAAACATAATATTCATGCCAGTATTTTTTCTAACGTATTTAAAAAATCCGTCTAACTGCTTATTGAAAATAAAGTTACCTTGTCTTTCAACTTGTTGAGTAGCTATTCTTTGTAGCCAAGGCACAAGCATATCAGTGCCAAGAGTATTATCAATATCGTTTAATTCTTGTTTAAACATATTATTCGATATTAAAGAGTATGCCTGCTTAACTCCATATTCTAAATGTGTGAACCTTAAAACCTTGTCAATGTGTTGGCCAACAAAAGCCATGTCTATTACGAGAGGAGCGTTGTACTCCACCCTTCCCTTTGTGAACCCTTTATCTGTTTGTGGAAACATAAATGCATTCGCTGCGTCTTCAATTATATTAGCGTCTTCGCGCACGCGAGCATCTACTGCTTCCATTTTGTCTGCGATAGCTGGAGCATAACCTCCACGGTAAGTGCCAAACTTATTAGTGAATTCGCTTGCGGTAATTTCTGCAAAATATCTACCGTAAATTTTCTTATGCGATCTTTGTGCGGCAGGTTTTAACTCCTCAAATAAATCCCAAACACTTTGGACAAAATCAAAATCTTGTTTAGTTAAAGTCCCGTCTTCGATTAACCCATTAATAAACTGATCCCATTTTCTTGAATCGATAGTTCCGCTATCATCTATGGAACCCCACCCCTTACCAACTAGTAATTTCTTTTTATTACTTTCGTTACCAGTATGTAGGAGTGCTCCAAGTAATTCACCTTTATGTCTAAACTCAACATTTAATTCTTTAGATATAATCTTCTTAGGTTTAAATGCTTCACGCATTGGCTTTAAAAGTTCTTCATATTTTTTTACAAACTTAACTTTTTCTAGCCTGTAATCATTAAGACCTTGAGTCGCTAAGTTATAAAGATACTTTCTAAATGGGCCATCAACTTTTCCTAGATCCATGTAATCTACCCAAGACTCGACTCTTCTCAGAGACGCCTTCGTCCCAAGCATTGCAATCTTCCATTCTTCTTTTTTACCAGGTGCGGCTTTTTTAATTTCTGGCTTTGCTTTTTTAAGATCTGCCATAGATATAGCCAATTCTTTAATAGCCTGCTCTTTTCCAAACTTCTCCCCATTAATGTCTATTTCTTTCGCAGCTTTTGCTAGATCCCATAGACCATTAACAAGAGCAGATACTTCGTTAAACTGATCAACTGTTAGTAAATTAAAATCCATAGGTTTGAATGTGAGCGATTCAATAATCGGCATTAATCCTTCGTAAGCAGAAGGGTCGTACCTTTTAATCAGTTCCAAGTAATCATTAGCTGATTTATCCGTTTGCCCAAGACCGAAATTAGCAAGCACTGCACGAGCAGCGTCCACGTAATTCATATCTCTGCTTTTTGCAATGTCTTCATCTTTCTTGAAAAGCTTTTTGAAAAACTTAAGATCTTTTAGATACTGCTCTTTATTTTCTACCGCAGAGTTATACAAAGCAAAGTTTAACCTCTCTTTGTTTTTAGATTCAATTGCATTATCAATATCACCACTTACAAGAAACTCTCCAGCTTCCTTTGATGCCTTTGCTTCTGCTCTTCTGAAAACGTGTGGTTTTAATTCAGATATCAAACGACGACCAATAGTTTTATTGGCTTCTTCTTTTACGAACTTTTTTGAAGGCATTCTTTTAACGGTTTGCTTGATTATGTTTTTTGCCATTGGGAAGTTTTCATCGAGCATGATTTGTAATTCCATCTCCATGACTTCTTCGCGCATATCATTGTGAACTGCTTTTAATGCTTCATCCTTCAGGTTGTCTTCCATACTTAAAAGAGAAGGATATCGTATATCCATAATTCTTTGGGACTCTTGCTGGATGACATCTTTCTTAGGGATAGCTTTTTGTAAAGCATCTACCATTTGTGCACTTGAATCGAACCCAAACATCCCAACGATAATATCGGGGTGATTCCCTTCAGTGTCGGACAAAACGCCGCGAGGTAATTTCTTGACCTGATCTTCTCCGTACATATCTAGCAATATTTTTCTATCTAGTTTTAATGGAACACCTAGGACGTTTTTCTTGCCAGAACGAGCAGAATCTAAAAATGCATATACTGGAATTTTTTCTACATTAGCAGTAACTTCTTTTTTAATTTTATTAAATCTATCTTTATAGAAACTTTCCTTAGTTCGCTTATAATCATCGAGCACTTTCCCCTGCAATATCTCAGTAGCTTTTATTCTGTGCTCATCTCTTAGTTTTGCATATCTTTCAGATTGAACCTTTGATATTCCAATTAATTGCAATTTTTGAGAGAAGTCGGATATTCTTTGTTCGCTGACCGCCGACTCTATTTGGTCGTCAACCACAATCATCCTTCCGAACACTTCTCTTACTTCATCACTTAGGTCTACGTTTAATGCGCGCATACCTTTATAGATATCAAGTAGCCATGATCTAAATAATGCGAATATTCTACGGAGGTCTTTCGAGGGTGCCTTGCCTTCCATTATATAGGCTTCGAATCCACGGGCGAATTTTTCATGATGATCAACTGTAATCTCTTCGAACGAGTTTACTTCTAACCATTTAAGAATATTTTCTGAGTCTTTAATAAACTGCGTTTGCAATTCTGATTTTTCAGGCAATGCATTTATGGTCGCATAGTCTTGCATCATTTGATTCAAATATAAATGCGCTGTCTCATGCAGAAATGTCGATCTATCTGCGTTAGCAAGTAAAGCGATATTAACCGAGTCATCTCCAAATATAATTTTCCCGCGCTCGTCTTGGAATAATGCGAAGCCTTCATTTAGTGCAGCTTCTTTTAATTGTGGGGTAATGTCGAGTGAGTGGACGGTAGCCGTTTCCTTTTTGGAAATTTCTGCGTTTAGTTCTACTGTGCGTTTTATTGCTTGATCTTTATTTTTGAAGGTAGCTATTGTACTAGGGATTGAGCCTTGTGGGTAAACTTTTATTACTGACCATGAATCATTTTCATTTTTGATAGTATCGTAATAAGCGCTATCGCCTCCGTCATCAATTGACACCTTGTCTTCTAAGACTTTCGCATTAAATTTCTTCGCAAAACTATTAGCAAAGTTTACAAGTATCTTATCGTAAAACCCTCGCATTCCTTCGCCGCCTATATTGAATGAGTCGCCTTCGAGCGTGGTCGTTTCACCATTGGCATTATTGGCAGCGTCTATCAATTGATTACCCAATGATTTCCCGACTAGGTCATTTATTCTATCTGGCTTTATGCTCGATTCTTTTTTTACAGAATCATTTCTACTAAGTGCGTTTAAATCATAAGTGCCGTCACTATTTTTCTTAACTTCAAATTTATCAACCTTGGCAAGTAAAGCATTCTTATATCTCTCCGCTTGCTGATCACCTGTAGTCCACGCGACTTTCTTGTAACCCTTTTGAGCAGCTTCTAATAATATTTTCTTGAAAGTAAATTCGTGCCATGATTTACGGAATGGAGCGTCGGGGACTCGATTGTCTCTACTCGCTTCATCGAAAAGTCTTTGAATACTATCATTTTTTGAACTTATTCTTTTATTGTATGATTCTAGTGCATATTCTTTTGCTGATTGCTCTGAGCCGACAATCCCTTTTCCAACTTCTACTTCCCATCCCTGTAACCTTTCAGCTACATCTCTGTTAGCTATGTTAATGACGTAACTAAATTGCGTTTCTCTTACATAAAGGTCATCCGCGGTAAGCTCTTTTATTAAATTAGGGGAATCAATTTTTACCTGAGCCTCTCCCTTGTACCCCTTCTCTCTTCCTGCCTGATGCCAGTCAGATTGAATTTCTTCAATGAATAAAACTTTATCTCCGTTCTCGTCTACTCTGTCCGTGAGTCGTGTATGTGCGAGAATGTTTTCTTCGTCGAAGTGGGAGGATTTGAATTTACTACGACCAGCTTCCACTTCCCTTCTAGTATCATCGTCTATTTTGTCTTCCAGTAACCTAAACTCTATTTCTTCTTCTTGCGGTAATTTATTTTTTACTCTCTTCGCGACAAGTTCATTAAATCTTTCATACTCTTCTTGTGTTGCATTTGGCATTACTGGACGCGGCTCCATCGTCAATAACACTTCCCTGTAATTCTCGCCGCCTGGTAAGATGTATTTCTCGAATTTAGTTTTGCCGCCACTCTCGTCTAGTTCATTCCTTGCCATTGTTTCGTAATTGTCTAGATCATTATCTTCTACAAAAGCTTCTTCAAAACTTTCTCTGTGCGTATTATTCAAATCATCTGCCAAAGAAATAGCATCTGCTTCGTCTTCATAAAAAACGCCTTCATCAGAATCAGGGCCATACACGACATAGCCACTCTCGCCGTCTTCATTCTCAGCTTCTTTGTATTCAGCAAAATGTGGGTATGAGCCGTCACTTTCACTGTATGCTTCAGCCGCAGCTTCTGCTCTTAAATCCATAGCTCTTTCCAGCACATCTCTGTCTAAATCATCGCTCTGATTTTCGCCCTTCCTCACTTCCTCAATCTTTAACTGATTCGCTCGCAAGTAATCTAAAAGTTCTTGTTTACTTATTTTCTCTTTCCCTTTTAGAAACTCATCTATTCCAGACCATTTTCTTTCTTCTGGTTTAACGTCTTTTAAAATGCCTTCAACCTGTTGTACTGTCGCAGCGTTGCCCATTTTATCAGTAATATTTTTTTCTAGCTTAGAATAAAATCCTTTTGGAACTTTGCTTTGGAAAAATGTTTTACCTTGAATTGCGCCTTCTCTAGTGATTGTAATATTTTCATCTTTGTACAATTGTAGTGCTGACTTACCTAGTTTCTTAGCTCTAGCATTAAACGTCATTGCCATGATCTTAGCATTCAGTCTTGCTTCTTTCGGTCTAACCCCTGCTTGAATCATCTGGCTTTCAATATCTTTTTGGACTTGAACCTGCTCACTCATTACTCTGTCTGGCCTTGTCGCTTCAGCGGCTATCGCTTCCAGCGCTGCGGGAAGTTCCGATTTAACTGTACGTGCTTCAGCAAAAGTCATCCCACCTTCTCTGAGTGCCGCCTGCTCAACCAATGAATCATAATATTCTGTAGCTGCTACTTTACCGACAAACTCTGCAAGTGGTATTTCTAATTGATGTCCATTGTTTTCAGCTTCCTGTAAACGCTCTGCTCCGTCTGGGAGTATCTTGGAAATTTCCTCTACTGGATTTAATCCATTATCTTCCCAATATTTTTTCCAATCACTCGACTGAAAAAATACTGACTTCGTTTCGCTACCCCCTACCATTACGTTAACTAATTCAGCTACCTTGCCTGGCACTGAAGCAGTCACTTCCATCTTCTTAACTTCTTCGCCTATATTTTTCAGAGCAACAACTTTTTCTTCAACTGCAATCGCTTCGTCAGCTTTTTCAACTAACTGGCCAGCGGCTTCTATAGGGTTATCACTTAGTTCTTTTCTAAGCCTAATAGCAGCACCGACAGGAACTTCAACCATGGAAGTGCCTAGCGAAGTCACCCCCTCGCTCGCTGCTTCACCAAAACTTGTGCCAGCTATTCCTTTCTCTCTTGCTACTTGACCAGCAAATTCTCCGAGAGTTTCACCTGCCGCTTGTGTTCCGACATCTTTCGCAGCTTCTTTCGCTACGGTCTTTACACCTTTACCCACAGTCTTCGCTACCTTTGCACCTGCAAACAAATTAAACAATGAATCAACTGCCGCAGTCGTAACACCCTTTCTTATCGCAGCGTCTATTATTTCTTTTTTTATCTTTGGGTCTTTATAGAATCTTTTAACTTCTTCTGGGTTAGAAAAATCATATCCACGCTTACTCGCAATCTCTCCAATGGACGCACCAATTTCCGCAGGAGCAGAACCAGTGAACCCACCAATAACACCGCCAACTGCCGCACCTGGCAATCCCGCGACTGCCGCGCCCGCAGCGGCACCTGATACCCCGCCAACTAAGCCAGGAGCAGAATTTGCTAATTGCTCAGTTGAACTATAAACTAACCCCTTGATTTGCTCTTTGCTTTTAACAGAACTTCCAATCATATCTAGCGTTTCGTAAACGGTTTCGGCACCGCCCACAGTGAAATTCTTTAGTGCATTTAAAATATTTCCTTCTGCTATCTCATCATAGCTTGAAGCGAATTGACCAAATGCTTTATCAATATCTTGGATATCCCCTTCCATTTCCTTCTGAAAGTCTTTAGCATATTGTGGTGCTTGATTTCTTAACTCAGCTTGTTTTTTATACGACGCTGCTATTTCATTTGCAGCTTCATCAAGATCTGCCTTATCAAAAGCCAGTGCCAATTGCCATGCAGAACTTTTTAACTGATAACTACCAGTCGTCGCAGCGTTGCCCAAATCTTTTAAATAACCCTTATCTTTTTTACCGACCACGCCTACATTGTTTTCCATGGAAATGATCTGATCTAGCTCTTCCTTGGAGAGTGCGGCATTATTCGGATTAGCTAACCACGTAGATGATTTCGGTGCCTTGTTGTAAACATCATTTGGGGATTGCTTAATCTTATATTGTTTGACTACTTTCTCGTAGTTTCTCTCGATAAAATCAGGAGGTAAATTTGTCTCTTGAGATATACGCTCATACTCTGCCTGCTTAACAGGATCTTTTTTTTCAGCTACATACATAGCTCCAGCGAGTGCAGTCTTTTCCGCATTAATAGACCCAGCAACGACATTGTCGTATTCGTTGCCGCCCTCAGAATTTTCCTTCATGAGTTCGTCATATTCATTTAGCATTTTTATTTACCTTGTTGTTTTCTTATAAACAGATTAATTATATTTTGTTCTGAGGCGGGACTGCCATATCTATTTAAAGCGTCCTTGATTTTTTCTTGCTCTTCAACTGGAATGTCGTCAAGCGTTAATTCAAATGATAGTTTTTTCGTATCGCTGAAAAATCCTTCCTTAGTAACTGTCTCTACTATTAGCTCATCCATGACACCCTGGAACTCTTCATTTTTAAGTGGTCTGCCTAACTGTGCTTCTCTTAATTTAGCGGCATTATCCATTTTGATATAGAACTGGTTAATTCTTTTTTGAGTTTCTTTTCCTTTACTCCCTTCATCCTTTGCTGGGTCAAGCCCGACTTTTCTTAATGTCGTGTTAATCAAATCTCTCTTGGTAACGTACTCGGTAACTTTCACGCCAGCTTCTTTCTTTCCTGCCTTCATGTCCGCTTGTAACTTTATTAGCTCTTTCAGTTCTGGCTTTGCTAATTTATCCTGATATTTAAGCATACTTGTTTTTAAGAATTCTGTTTTTAATTTTGGGTTATTGGCCATGAGCATGAGGTCGTTGTACACCTGCATGTCGGTCTCAATATTTTCACCTTTTTTGTAGGCAGCTTCTAATTTATATAGCGACTGTCTGTCTTTAAAATCTAACTTCTGCCAAGTCTGCGCAGGGATTGCGTCCACTGTTTTATTCTGCTCTACGAATAGACTGGCTTCTTCTAACGCTTTATTGGATTCGAATACTTTGGCATCCTGGACTTCGCTGAACGCAAGCTTGACCCTTCTCTTCGATTCATCGCGGAGGTCTGGGTCGTTAATACTATTGACCTTGGATAAAGCATCTTCCATGCTAAGAGTGCCACGAGTAACTTGATCGGCGATTGCCTGAGCTTCGCCTTTGAGACTGCCGTCTTTGATGAGTTTTTCTGTCTCGATTTTTTCTTCACCCGTGATTTGTTCTTTATATTTCTCATAGTAGCTTTTGGCTTGCCCTGTAGCATTACCATTCAACATCCTTGTGATAACGGCTTTATGCGTTTTACTTGTATGGTTATTAATTTTTTCTTTGGCCCATTCTTCTCCTAATCCATTTCTCTGTGCGTATTCAAGTGTGGATTTAAATTGCTTCTGAATTGTGCTATTAATAATTGTATCATCATTAAACCCAGCAATCGCATCTTCAATGTTATTCTGTCCAGACATATCAAAAACAACTTCCTGATATTTGTCATATTGATTTTTTTCATGCCCTTGTAGTTGTAATAAAGCTGCCGATCTAGTAGAAAAAACCTTTTCTTTGAATTTATTTTTGAGATCATCCCCTAAACTTTTTGATAGATCAGTTTCTAACTTATCAAAATATTTACTTCCCTCGTCTGAAATGCCAAAAGCATTTTCTCCCTTGCGTGTGATTAATCCGTTATTAGGATTGTGAACTGTCTCTCGTATAGCGGCACTGTACTGGTTTTCAAGATTAGTAAGTCTTACGTCTTCTGCCGCTTTTTTTTGCTTATTATATTCACTATAAGCGTCTACTACGTTTTTCCCTAAATTGCCCGCAGCTTTTCCTAGCTCTTCAGAGTACCCAAAACTCTCAGCACTTACTCTAGTTCTATCTCTTATTTTTGGTGAGTTTGAATCTTGCACGCTTCTATTAAGTGTTTTAATTGTTGGCATAATTAATTCCCACTGCCTTTTTTAAGGCCATATTGTGATGCGCCTAAAGTCGCATACGTTCCGATATCTGACGCGTATCCAGAAATTAATGCACCCCTTGCCTTTGTTCGTGCTGCCGCTGCATCCATTTTCCCCTGGAATCTACCTTGAGCAGCTTCTATTTTTAAACCGAATGCTTCTTTCCAAGCATTATTTTTAATTGTTAATTGATCTAATCTTCCTCTAATCTCAGTGTCAGCTTGGACTTCTGCTACAGTCCCACCTGCGGAAACATCTAGTCCAGAAGCAGCAAACCCTGCTCGCTGAGAACCAATGACTCCCTTTACCATTTTCCCATACTCTTGTGATTCTTTCTTTCCTGCTATGATCACTTGAGAAGCTTCAGCTTCAGCAAAACGGGCATTAGTTTCTGCCTGAAATTGTGAATAGTTCCCTTCTAACTTATAGGCACCCGCTGCCGCTGCTCCAGAAATACCACCTGCCATTTTACTATCTCCTAAAAGGTATCGCACCCGCAGGCGCAATTGATAATATCTTCAATGGTAATGGATCTACTTGTCGTATAAAAACTCTCCCATTACTATTCCATCTTGATTCGATAATTACATCATGCTTACCAGTTCTAAGTCCAATAGACTCGTCATAGTTTTCATCGTTACGCATTTTAAATTCAGTCAATCCCTCAAGTGGATCAACTGTGTCATCACTTGGAGGCTTGGCCCCAACGAAACCGCCGCGAGATGATTCAACGTATAACGTAACTTGGTTAATTAATTTATTTCTTTCGACCATTGTCTCGCCGCTACCTGTGTCGATATCTAACGGTTCAATATCTGCGGTAATTGGCAATCCTATATGGATAACTGCATAACTCTGAGACAATGTTATTCTTCCGTTTGCCACTGCTACTACTTCATAGCTGTCGTTATTTGGACTACTCACAACGAACCCGTCTGCAAAAACGGAAACGCTCTCACCTTCTAAATGCCATAATCCTGAAATAGTATCCACTGCCCTTGACCAATCTGTTATGGCCACACTTCTCATTGCTACTGGCACAGTCTTGTGAGGTTGAACAGAAACGACTGTAGCACTAGTGTATGCGGTAATCTCGCACCTAATAATTGTCCCGTCAGTGCCAGTCAAATGAATCGAATTACCTACTTCGGAAGCAGAAAAATAACTTGTACTTGATGTTAACGTAAGCGTTTCATCGTAAGTCCAATTCGTTCCGCCTGAGAGTGTCATCGTTTGAGCAGTAGTATTCCTTCCATCATAGCTTAAGTAGCTATCTATGAATGTATAATCTTTAACATCCGTTTGGTCTCTTACTGATAATCGCTCTATGTATTGAACTGTCTTTGCATTAATTGTTCGCTCAACGATAACATAAACTCTGTCTTCGCTGCCTTCAGGTATCACACACACATCATTTACAAAACCGTCACCAAAATCATGTCGGTGCCACGCAAGCATTGCCTGCTCACGAACGTAAGTAAGGCCTAATAAAACACCGTCATCACGTACGGCCCAAACAATTGAATGTGGAATTTGTTGATACGCCCAAGAAATAATTTCGTGTCCGTCAACTAAATGAGAACTGTAGATAGTTAAATCCCCACCTCGATAACCTTCAACTTCGAAATCAAAACCAAGGTCGCGGACAATCGCACCACGACCCTGAATAAATAAAGCATTGTTCCCGACATTTATCGGAGGAACATTGCTTGACCCGTTGTAGGAATTGAACTTAATATTAGGCGGGTTTGTCGGAGTTATTGCGGAACTCTGTGAACCTTGCGCGCTAATCTCAGCGGACGCAGTGAGAATCACCATACCCCCCAGATCGAGCAGGTGCTTAACGGAATTAACTTGTCTTCCTGCAACGGCGAATGTAACGGCATCGTCATCTTGTAGTGGGGAACTAATTGTAAAATTGTTAAAAAATCCTGTTCGACTCATCCATATTTTTTCAGGATCATTATTCGTATTTGCAAATGTTAATCGTTGTTGAATGTAAGTGACTGTGCTTGGATAATCATCCGTCGCGTTAAACGGGTTACGTGCTACTGGAGGTGTATCACTCTCATCGGCATCGATGCCAATATCAGTAAACGCATTAGTGCCAGCTACTCCAATAAAACCATATATTCCGCCGTATGTTTCCTTGTAAACGTTATATTCCTGCGCTCCTGAAACGGCAGTCCATGCAAGAGAAATATTATTCGTAGTTGATAGTGTTGCGTTACCATTGCTAACCGTGATTGTAGAGCTTGACAAACTCTCTTCATAAGTTTCTTCTGCGATGCTTGTGATCACATATTTGTAAGTTGTAGAACCAGTTGTTCCATTTTGTGTCCCACTTAAACCTGCGCTCGGAGCAGCAATGCCAGGCGCAAAGCTTATCGTATTTAATGCCCACGCATTATGCCCAGATCTAGTTAATTCCCTAGGTGCATAGCTTGGATGTACAATGGTGATCACGTCCGCAGACTGGCAAAATTGCAGGTTAAATAAATCTGCTTCTAAATATGGAGTCGTGATGGCATAAATCTCCGCGATAGTTCCGCCAGAAGTATAGCTTCCCCATGTTGTTGAGTTAACATTTGTTCCATCTAAATAGTCTAATTCAAATGTATTGGCACCTGTGTTTACGTTGGCCACTTTAAAATTTCTACCATTAACGTATTGGCCAATATCTCCGACTACGCCAGAAATATAAACCTCATCTCCATTAGCATAATTGTCTGTTCCTGAGTAAGTTAATACCGCAGGGTTTGCGTTTGTAATCGCTGTAATATTCTGTGCTGTATTTGTAACCTGCGCACCATTTCGAATAACGCGCATGTACTGGTCGCCGAATTCTAAGATGTAAGTTTGATCCGTATTAAAAACAAAAGGGATCATCCTTGTATCTTTGGATGAATCCTTTACTTCTGCGATATACTGAGACCCTGGTCTATTAGCAGCGCCCCCGTGTCTCATGACGTAGAAATTTCTTAGCGTTCGTAGACCGAATGCGTATTTAGCTGTATCTACCCTTTGATATAGGGCAGGCGCAATCTCTCCGCCTGAAAATGATCTTTGCGATAATGTTGTCATTAATCCTCATAATCATTATAAATTTTCTTAACCATACTTGATTTCTTTAATTCCATATCTGTTATCTGAAGGCAGATATGATTCTCAACTTCACCTTCATAATTAGCATTAGATGAAACTGAAACAACTTCTGCTATAGCTTCAAGATTAACCTTAGCTCCCATTTTAGGAAGTTCCTTTATTCCAAGTTTTTCTAAAGTCTCATGATCTAAATTTATTCTAAGTCCGTATGGATATTCCATAGAACTCATAAGAGGCATTTCTTTTTCTTCTTTTTCTTTTTTTAGATTTATCATTATTCTCTTCCTTTAATTAAAGATGAGTCTGGCAATATATCAGGTTGTTCCTCATTACTCGCATTTCTTTTTGCATTTGAAACTGCAATATCATATTGCCTACTTGCTTCAGCACGTAAACCGAACGGGTCACCCGCAGTGATTCTCGGTGCGATTAGAAATGCTATCTTGTATGACAAAGCTAATTCGAAATCTGAAGGATAGAATTGTGGGTCTTCTACTAATGACGTATACTCAAGTTCTGCGTTTTCAATATCTGAATATATAATTTTCCCTGCACTGTCTTTTGAAATTTTAAAAGGTACTTTTGAGTCATGTGTATCATTTCTATAACCACTAAGCATTCTTAATGCATGCAAGCAATCAGAAGGATACCTATAGCTATAACCCCATTCTTCATTAGGGTCTTCTTCTATTAATGCCAATGCTGAAGTTACAATTGCAAATGGCCAGGGATAATCTGTGAGTGTTGTTTGTAGAGCAATATCATAATACCTTCTGCAAGCAGTGGCTTCTTGTGATTGCTCCGTTTCGATGTTTTGTATTTCATAGCCCACTCCTAAGTGAGAGAGGGCCATGTTTGAAATTTCCGTTTTGGAACTCATTTAACTACTTACCTTTTGGTGCAGGTTTTTTAGATTTTACTTTCTTTTTCATTGTAATCCTCTCCTTTTTAATTTTAAAGTTAAATCACTTCGTCGGAGTTATCGACTATATAACTCGGTCTTCTTCCTTGAGGTTTAATTTGATTGCGTGACCTTGGAGATTCATCTTCTCCGATTTCTTCCATCCATAATTTTGAAAATTCTTTATCATTTTTGATGTAAAACACTTGGCCTTCTCTGATGCGTGCGTTGTTGTAATAACCTAAACGCAATGCCCTAACCTGTTTCATGAAACCCCCGTCAAATTATAAAGACCCCCAGTTTCCCAGGGGTCAGTTTCTAATTAAAGAATTGTAATACTATCAGCATAACTTACGTATTTCTGTACGTCAGTAGTAATGAAAGCAGTGAAGCTTCCAGTAGTTAAGTTACCGCCAGCGGGTGTGTACTTTAACTGAACATACTGATACTGAAGCGCGTTCATTCCTGGGCTAAGCTTGGCAATTTTTGTAGTACCGATTGCGCTTAGTGCAGAGAAAGTAAATAGTGCGTCAGTTCCATCTGGCGTAAATGTAGTAGTGCTATCACCTTCTAGGGCTACTGCAAGAGTAGAGTCTGAGTCAGTGTCAGTCATAGCTACATCACAGATACAAACAACGTACAAGTCTTGACCTGTTCCGATGTCTCTTACTGCGCCTAAGTTAATACTGTTAGTAGACGCAGCCGCAGCGGTAATCGCTTGTGCATCTGAAAATAATAATTGTGAATCAATGTACATAATGAACTCCTTTTAATTAATTAAAAAAATTAAGATACTTGAGATTCTGTGTTTACAAGAGCGTCGCAGCTTCTTATTGGTATTCCTCTGAAATTAGCAACAAGTTTTCCATCAACTTCTTGGTAAGTCATACCGCCAGAAACAACGTCATCTCTTCTTTGTAGATCAAGGTATTGTGCTACAGTTCTATTCATATAGAACGCACATTTACCCATACTTAATGAAGGCGGTCTATGAACTGCTTTAATCATTAAGCTAATAATATCTGGAGGTGAAGAGTTAGTGTTAAGTGCAGTAGTGTCAATGTTTGCAATACGAACTGCATATCTCCAGTCTCTTACTGCGACACCACATTTCCATGACCACTGATCTTGGAATGCACGTAATCTATAACCGCCCGCAGACGCTCCCGCAGTTTCGATAGTTTGAAGACCGTGATCTTCGTGCTGTAATCCTGCCTTAGAACCTTTAGGGAAAATACCGTGAATTGTATTAGCACCCCAACAAATCAACCATACGGAAGTTTGGTCTGATCCAGTACCAGAACCGCCGATAATGTTTTGAGAGTTCGCTGCTCCTGATAGCGCGGAATATCGGATTGATAAACCAGTGAATTCTTCAGGTGATAAACTTGAGTTACCATAAAATAATGTAGAAGCCATTTCTTGATTCATTGCTTCAATGAATGCCTGTGCTTCTGATAATCTAAATGCCGCAGTGTTGCCGTTAAGTTCTGCAAGATCTTTATCGATTTCAGACCATGCTTCCATGATACCGCAAGCTTCATCGATCTGTGCAGTTGTACTTTTTGAAGGTTGAACACCTTGGTTTAAAAGTTTCCATGCTACAGTTGGAAGTCCAGTTCTTACTGAAGTTCTGTGACCTGTAGGCAAGTTACCTTCAACCCATAACATGTCATTTAAAATTTCGTTTGTCTGAGCGAGTAGTTCTACAATCGCTGAAGTCTTGCCATCGGGATCTACTCTCTTTGCCCAATCTGCAAGCGTTAATGCATTTGCTCCTAACACTGACATAAATTCTCCTTATTAATTGTTACTGTTTTTATAAAAAACGTCTTCCAATTTTTTCCCTGCATAGTTATTGGATTGAACTATTGTATCGTTTCCGATCATTTTTCCAATGCGTGCAAAAACACGGACGACTTCGGGATGATCTCCGTATCCTGTCTCGTTAAGAGTTTTAATGAACTCGTCACTAGCAAACTGCTTAAGAGCACGTTGCGCGTGATCAATTGATTGTTTGAAATTATTCCCACCAATCTCTTGATCATTCTTAACTTGGCTTACCCACTCCTCACGAGTCTTAGAGTATGATTCTTGCTGAGCAGCAATCATATCATTAACCATGTCGGCTTTTAGGTTTAACAGTTCTTGGGCCTTGTCTTTTGAGAATCCTTGCTCACGCGCGTAGCTGGCAATTTTCTCGACGGAGTCCTTTGGTAGCTGTAAACCTTCTGGGAGTTTCAAGTCTTCGACTTTGAAATCTTTTATTTCTGTTTTGGATTCTGCTTTAGTTTCTGTTTTCTGTTCTGGAACA